CAATAGAAATTGTGCCTGCCCCTTCAAGTTTTGATGTTTTGAAAGGAATTAGTGCTTATTCATATTTTACTGAGTTTTCTTCTCCACAAAAAGTTTTAGCACCTCTAATTTATGATTTACCTTATTCTTTAACTGCCTCTTATAAAAAAAATTTAGATATTAACACTGTGTATTTTAGATGGAATCCCCCGTCTGAAACTTTTGGATTAGTTAACTATAAAATTGAAACTTATAACAATGGGTGGATTAACTTAGGTTCTACGGTCTTAAATAAGTTTAATGTCCCTGCTAAAACCCCTTTTAGAATAATTTCTTGTTATACTTTAGATAATAATAATTTTGAAATCCCTTCAGATTTATTTTATATTGACCCGCAGTTTCACTTAGAGAGTTATGGCTATGCTCCTAGTGAATTTAAAAATCTTAGAGTTTCTAGCACTTTCTCTGAAACATTTGCAGACAATGCTACCCAGTTACCTTTTTCAACTGTACAAACAAATTGGTCTACGGCTTCTTCTGTTCTCGTAACTGACCTACCATTCCTATCCTCTAATTTAAATGCTTATCAACTAATCCCAAATAATTTTCTGAACCGTGAACGATTAAGTTCTTTTGACGCTCAATTAAATATCGTAGGACAATTGTTGTCTGTAACAGACTTAGATTTAGGCGGAGTAGTAATCGGTTAATGTTTAAACCTATAGGGCAAGTCACTCTTTTGATAACGGATGAGAAAACAGGACAATCACGTTCTATTACAGAATATAACACTTTTACACAAAGAGGTTATCAAACTGCTTTAAATTTCTCTTTTGGTAGTCTTAACCTACAGTTCTCACCTTTTGCGAGAGCAGAGAGATTATATATATCTTCTTCTACACAGACCCCAGATAGATATGTTACAACTGTCAGTGGTTTAATTGCACGCTGTGCGCCTCCGGCTGGTGCTACAATGGTGTCATGGGTCGAGGCTACTGATGAATCACCCATGTACGGTGAATTACGAGGACGGTTAGTTCCTACAGGGGCTTCCAGAACTTTCCGTACTGTTGTGGTTGGTGAGGATGCACCAGATGAAAATGCGGTAGGTACTACCTATCTTTCAACTTCTGCTTACGCTTATGTTCGTTTTGAAAATAACGTCACACAAGGTGCTTTTGAAACTATTGACATTTTTTACAGGGTCTATTTTGTTAATAATGTTGGCTTAGGATTGCCTAAAGGTGGTGATTTAATACGAAATATTGGTAGAGTTCTTTTTGGATTAGCTGATAAGATTATGTCTACAAATTTTTACAATAATGAAGCGAGTCCTCGTCAAACCCCTAGTTTAACTTTTTTACCTAACCCAATTAATTATAATTTTTGGGTGTCAGATATTTCTACAAATATCTCGTCAAGACCTATAGGCACAAATAAGGGGCTATCTATTAATAGAGACGTTTCACGACTGTTATCGAATTTAGAGTTTAAATTGGGTGGTAATTCAGTAGGATTAGATGCTTTTACAGGTAGAGTTATAAACACATTAGCTGTTGGTAACTTGGATTTCACTGGATTAACGGCTGTTGCAATTCAATTAGTGAATCTCTCTCGCAATCCTATTCAAACTTCTTGGGGTAAAAAAAATAATGCCGTGTCTGCTTTTTATGATGCTACATGGTCAGCTAATGGTTCAGGAAAAATGATACCTTCAGGTTCATGGACTGGCTATTATCCAGATATGTATAGAATACGAATTGTAGATTCTGGAAATATTGGAGTTGCTACTTATCGTTTAGAACGTCAACGTTTTACACATTATAGCGGTAATTCTTGGTCGCAAACACCAGATGTAATTCCCTTTTTAGGTTATGGGTATTCTAGGGTTCCTTTTACTCATTCTCACGGACATCAAAATCATCTTAACTACAAAGTTTTTAATGATAGAACATTAATACGTTGGGATTCTACAGGAGTCACAATGATTGACATTTTAAATGGAGTTTACAAAAATTTTGATGTCAATAATGATACTACTGTTTCTAATGCTAATCTTCCTGTTACCAATATTAAACAGTTAGAAATATTTAACGGAAAAATTTATGTGGCTTGTTCTGACTCAGGATTGTGGGAAATTAACCCAGCAGGGGGTACTAATTCTATTATTAGACTGGTAACTACACCGGTTTATGCTGTGGCTTCTGCTTTTAATCAAACAGCCTTAGACCTATTTATTGTTACTAATAACGGAATTACAAATTTATCCTCTAACTGGTCAACTTTTTTTAACCCCTCTAATGCTAATATTACATCTATGGGTTGGGCTAATGTTTTCGCATTAGTAGGTTGTACTTCTTCTAATAGACCAAATGCTGAATTTGTTATTCATTTGCGTAATGGTAGCAATTTTGCATTAGTTTGGTGGTCTAGGTCTATTGGGAATAGTAGTGCAAATTCTGTTACGTTCAATTCCTTTATCACAGATGGTATTATACCTACAGAAAAAGCTGTTCAAGTTTCTACTTTTGGAGATTTTTGGATTTTCCATGTTGTTAGTAATCATTCTTTTTGTGCTAATTCTTTTGGTTCTCAGGCTACACTAAATAGTAATTTTACCCCTGCTAACGGGGACGTGAGAAATGTCAGACGTATTGGGTTTTTTGATGAAAATAATTTTTATTATGCCAGACAATGGCTTAAAAATGGGGTGGATAATCTTTTTCTTTCTGTAAGAAATAATTCTGATGTTGAGGTTAAAAGTGTTAGTATATTACCTCAAGTGCTTTCTGATACCTTATTGTATTTAGGCAGAAATCTTTTTTTTGTTGGGGGAGCTATTGGTGTTTGTTCTCTTGAGTGGGAATCTTGGGGTTGGAATGGTTCTGCTTGGGTTAAAGACCATAGTGGCGTTAAAACAACCCACGCCGATTCTCAACCTATTCTTGATGGTCTATCAATTAAATTTCAAAATGGTCAAACTGGTGTTTCTTTTCAATCTCTGGACTTTTATACACTCCCTGTTTGTTATGGTGTTTTAGGAGATAATGCCCGTTATATAGAACACTATGTTACTTTTTCAGCTTCTGAAATTTCTCAAGGAAGTCTTTAATGTCTATTTTAATCCCTGATTTTCTAGTCGTACCTTTTCCTTTAGCTTCTTCAAAATCAGGTTTTGAAGAAATTATTGGTGCTGACTTAAATTATCTTAAATTAAGCATCAATAATGAATTAATACCTCCAGAACGTATTTTGTTTAATGGAGCATCTCCACCTGTTGGGGGTTTCATTTCAATCAATCGAACTCTTGGCACAATGATTTTTCACGCTTCCGATGTTGGAAAATTTGTTTCTGGAACTTATCATTTACGAAGACGAGTGAACTAAAAAAGCAACGCTCAAAATAAGGTTAATACACCCATTTTTCCTTATGAGTTTAAATTTATCTGACTTAGGATTACAGGAGGTAGTTAGGGAAATTGTGAACACATTAAATGCGGGGTATGTTCACATTGTTCGTCCTTCTAACATTGCCTCTAATCCTTTTAACACACCTAATCTAAACCCTCCCTTGTTGGTAAATAGTTATCCTATAATCTCTTTTGAAGATGGTACTTTTCACGAGAGACTTCAATTTAGTTCAAATTCTGGAGGAATTTTCAGGTTTAAAATGGCTATACCCCAAGCTGAAATTCTAATGGGTGACTATGCTTTTATTGATTGGTCGGAAAACACCAGAATTGTATCAGCAGTCGTTAAGAACGTTAAATACAATTTATCTGCTTTATCTACCGTTGTGGTTAATGCAAATGAAGGGGTTCCGTATAGTTGGTCTGATGTTCAAACTTTGTTACCATAGGAATAATTTTATGCCTGTCAATCGTAACCACGCTGAATTAGCTAGATTTAAACAAGACAATTACATTTCTTTGTTTAATAAAGTTGACTTTCTTACTCAACAGATTAAGAATGCTGAAGTTACCCAAGAAGAAAACGAAGTTAAGGTAATTATTAAAAAAGATATAACAGAGGAATTACTTAACCCTGAATTAAGACCTTATGTTGACAAACTTTCTCAAGAGCTTCGGAGGGTTTAATGTTAAGTGTATCTAAATTAGAATCAGCATTATTTACTCTCTTAACTGAATTTTTTGTAGATAGTGACATAACTTTTTCAGCTAATTACCCAAAAACAAAGAATGAGTTATATAATGGAAAAACGATTATTACTTTTTCTGCTATATCTGATGACATTGAGGGTTCCATTATTTCTAGAGATATTATTCATCCTTTAGTTTCTTTTTTAGTTTTTAATGCTAATTATGCTAAAAACCGTCAAATTCAAGAATCTTTGATTGAATATTTGCAGTCTTTAAATCCTTTTAAACTTATTATGCTAAATCAAGAGTCTAATCATAGCTACTTAGCTCGTCGCATCCCTCTTATATTTGATAAATCCCTTGAAATTTTTATTAGTGGCATTGATTATCGATTTCACATCCGAAATGTCTAAAATCGCTCATTACCATAATTAAGTCTGCTAGTAAAAAAAAAGGATAAATTAAAACAATGGCAAAACGTTCCGGACCATCTCTAATTGAAATTGGTACTGGTGGGAATAAAATCACTATCACCAATGACCAACAAATGAATGATGCCACGCTGAGGATTGAAAGGGATGAGTTTACCCTTAAAGACCAAAGTTCCTCTAAACCGGTTGGCTATATTAAAACGGGTATTGAAGGTAAATTGGAAATCTCTATCTCAGACATTTCTGCTCAACAAATTGCTCTTCTTTTTGGTGTCCCTCTCCAATCCGACACTGATACGGTTAATACCGTTAACTACACTATGCGAAAAGTAGTAGTTACAGACCAAGCAGGCACTGAGATTACTGGTCAAAAAGTTGTATTAAAACCTTATCCCCTTCTTACTGACCCCGGTACTGTTGCCCCCACTACTACCACTTATAACGGTAAGATTTATGGTACTGTGCAATTAGCCGAAGATGCTTTTGATGCTGATGTAGCCGCCTATAAAGCTTGGGTTAATAACTGGGTAACTTTTCCTAACGGTGCATTGACTTCTATCAATGGTACTAACTTGGCTTTTGGGTTACAAACTCAACAAGAACTCAAAGTGACTCTCACATCTTTACCTGATAGCTCTGGTGTTCGGATTATTTTTGGTGATGAAACTGTAGCTTAACTCAAATTTTGAAATTAAAAAAGCCTCTCCCCTATACATTTAGGGGAGGGGGGGATTTTTTTTAGCTCTCTGTAAAAGAAAACTCTAAATTTTTCAATTTTTTGATTTTTTTTTCAGCAGATTTAAGGGCAGAAGCTTTTCGTTTTTCAAAATTTGCTTTTGCTTCTTCAACGGTAAAAAAGGCTGACTTTCCTAGAGTATACGCAGTGTTCAGGCCAAACTGATTTTTTCCCCTTGCGAAACGTCCACACTCTGAAATTTCGGCATCAGTTAAATAAACCCCTGATGTTAGGGCGTACTCGGTGACATAGACTTTTAGCAGTTTGGGCTGTGGATTATTCATTGTAAATTTTTGGGGGGGTTAATTAGCTGTTCCCAGCTTAACAAAAAATTTCCCCTCTGTCAACACTCACAAACTGTACTACTTAGCCCAAAATCAATAAAACTCAACCATATCAAAGGTTTTAACAATTTAGACTTTTAAAAATACCATTTAAAAATCAATAAAACCCAGTCATAGTAAGGCTTTGACCCGTTTGTACTATGTAGTAGGGGGGATAACTTTATTTTTTTTTATCTCTTGCCCCTTTAATCATCACATTTAGATACTAAAAAAACATATACCTCAACGAGTCAAAACTGTTTTTTGCTTTGACAGGGTTGGGTTTAGACTTTTTCGTTTATCAGCCTTTCCTTGCACTTAGAGCGGGTCGTAATACTTTTACCATTAAACGATTTTGTGATGGTCTAGAGGGTAAAAAATGGGTAAATGGGGAAATGTGGGCTAAATATTTAAAATATATATTTAATTTTTTGGTAGGTTGATTTGTAAATACCCTAGAATTAAAGCACTCTAGTATCCTATCCCTCACTCTATTTTTTTTTTTTCGCTATGTATATAGCATAGCATGGGAATAAACAAAATGTCAAGAGGTAGTGGAAAAATATTTTTTTAGGGGTAGGGGTAAGGGAGAAAGGCAAAAGCATGAGAGTTTTTTAATGCGATGATTAAAGAGGTGGGGGATAAAAAAAAATAAAGTTATCCCCCCTACTACATAGTACAAACAAGTCTAAGCCATACTAAGACTGGGTTTTATTGATTTTAAACTGGGGTTTTTTAAATTCAAAAACGCTAAAACCTTTGATATAATTGAGTTTTATTGGTTTTAGGCTAAGTAGTACAATCAATTTATCAACTGTTCAAAAAGTCATTTAATTTAGAGATTCTAAACTCCAAGGGAAAGTTCGCTCAAATTATGATTGACATTTCCACTTAAAGATTTGATTTAATTATGCCCGAAACTTTGCCTAAGACTTCTATAATTGCCCAATTTTTAGATGAAGGGGAACCATTAGGTACTTTAATGCTAGATGGGACAGAATATAAAATCACAGCCCCTGAAGATTTATCTGAAGCCGAATATATTGAATATTTTCAAGCTAGAGCAGAAGCTATGGATGTTTTGGTTAGTGTTTACGGTGTTGAAAATGAAGATGGAGAACTAATACTTGAAAAAAGTGTAGGTGCTTCAGATTCAGTAAAAAAAGCTAAATTAGAAGCTTTAATGTATAAACCTGCCCGTCGAATGGTTGAAGCATTATTAGGAGTACCGGCTGGGACATTTAAACGAAAAAGAAGTAAAACAGTGATGTCATTATACAATCATTGTCAACAACTTTTAGAAAAAAAACAAACTGTCGAACCAGTCATCAAAACACAAAGTGCTGAGGAAGATTTAGAAGTCCCTTTGGATGGGAGAATCGAGCAAGAGTAGTGAGATATGTTAACACTCTTATCGATTGTCTACCAATATTTTATAGTTTTGGTATTTCTAGATTAGAACTTTTAAAAATGCGCCATTGGGAAGTTCTAGAAATCATATCAGGACACTATAAACATCGTGCTAGATTAGTGCTTGATTTGACCGATGCTGTAACTTTAGGGGCTGGATGGGGTGATGCAGAATCTAAAGAACAAATGCAACGTAATTTAGTGGATAAAGCTGGATTCCCTCGTCGTAAAACGAAAGTACCTAAAAAGTTCACAGGAAAATCTTGGACTTCTGATTTGATGACTGCGATTTAACCTTGAAAACAAATAGCCAAATTAAGTAACTAAAAATGGAATGTCTAAACTAATTAAATTAACAAATCCTGAAGAAGTTCCTGAGTTAATAAAAGAGGCTATTTGTTATTATAGGGGTTGTTATCCTCAATATTCAGATGCTGAAATAGCCAGACGAGTTAATAAAAATCTTGATTGCATTACTATAGACGAAAAACTTGTTTTAAATGTTTTACAATTAGAGCCAGACCGTCTTTTTAAACATAAATTTGGAGGAGCGGAATCTGTAAAATTAGGGGTACTTTTAGGGGAACTAAAATTTTCCACGTTACACTCTAGAGTCAAATTTTTAACCGATATAATGATAATGGGTAAAGAAGGATATGAAGAACAAAAAGCTACTAACAGAGGTGATATTGTTACTTTGACAGCTAAAAACCTCAATGCCTCATTAGAAGCACATAAACAATTAGGAATGATTCTCGAAAAAGTTGATTCTCTGACAGAACGGGAAGAAGAAGTCTTTTTAGAAGTTGATGTTTACCCACAATTTTTACCTACTATGAACCTTGCTTCTAATGATGAAGACGATGTTTTGAACTGAAACACTCCTCACCCATTTCAAGATTAATCCTTTATTTAAAACCTACCAAATGGTCAACATTGCAAAAGGTCTTAAACCCAAGAACCGCTCACAAGCAAAATTCTTACAATCCATTCGAGAGAATACCATCACTTTAGGAATTGGTGAAGCAGGGACAGGAAAAACGTTATTAGCCTTGTATGCGGCTATTTTAGCTATAAATAATCCGGAATCTCCTATTGATTCTATTCTTTATGTCAGACCATTTGTTAATGAACCAGATGAACAAGATATTGGGGCTTTACCTGGTGAATACGGGGAAAAAATTGATTTTTTAGGACTTCCTCTTTGGACTAATTTATCTGAAATTTGTTCCCCTGATGAGCTTAGAAAGTTTAAAACTAGATTAGAAATTTCACATATTGGAAAACTTAAAGGTGCATCATTATCTAACACATTTATTATTTTTGATGAAGCAGAAGATGCGACTCAAAGACTTTTTAATTGTGTAATCACGAGAATCTCTCACGGGTCAAAACTTGTTATTATTGGCGACCCATCCCAAAGTAGTCTGGATTGTGGAGGCTTTTTTCATGTTGCGGCACATAGATTATTAGATACTCCAGATGTAGGGATTGTTTGGTTTCCTAAAGGTTCCTGTGTGAGACATCCTATAATTCCTCATGTATTAAGTGCTTTGGCATCTTAATCAAAAAAAAAGGTTGCCAACAAAAGTTGGCAACAGTTTACCTAAATTTTGGGTTAAAATTGAAAAACCTTAACGGAAATCACCGTCTCCCTGGATAGTACCCGCATTTTTGCGATTTGTCAACTTATTAGTGTTACCATCCATGACAGTTTTCAAATCACTATTCAAGTCATAGGCTAGTTCGTCTATTGTCAAGAACATAAGGATTAGGTAGGATTCACAAAAAACCTGTAAAAGAGTCAAGTCTTGATAATTAGAGTCACCACGAGCATATTTTTTGATAAGCCCTGCTAATGTTCCCGACGCAAAATTAAGAGTCATATAAGTCGTGAAAAAATCTGATTCTTCAAGACTTTTATTAACTTCCGACTCTAGATAATATTGAGCATTAACTATAAAACTTTTGACAGAGCGATAACCAAGGTGAATACACAAACGAGTCACATAGTAAAGCATATCGCCTAGCTCTAAAAGCAACTTGGTTCGTTCTATGTCTAAAACACTTTCTTCGACCCCTAGCTCACCGTCTTGATGACCAATAAGCAAGGCAAAAGAGTCGTTAGCAAATTCGTTGATTTCACTAATCAAACCGAGAGTAACGTATTCCAGTGATTTTTCTGAAGGATATACGACGGTAGTGCTTGTGAACTCCCAGTAAGAAGTTAGTGCATTAACAAAGTCTTTGTCGAGGGATTGACGCATAATTTAATCTTAGCTAATACCAGTTATATAGATAATAGCACTTCTAAACTAGATTGTCAAGGGGTTTTTGCAAATCTGTGTTAAGACGCTTAAAGTTAAGGAAATTTTCGCCCATTTTTTTGATGAGAGTTTCGACAAACTTTGAATAGGGTTTTGGATGTTAAAAAAGGATAAAACATTAAAGTTATATTTGCACCCAGGTCAACAAACAGTATTTGTCAGTCCTAAAAGATTTAAAGTATTAGTCAGTTCCCGAAGATACGGTAAATCGAGACTCATGTTGACAATGATTATTGATAAGGCACTTAACTATAAAGGGGCGTATGATAAAGCATCACCGCCTGTCGTTTTATTAGGAATGCCATCTTTAAAACAAGCCAAACAAATTCATTGGAATCCTTTAGTAAAATTATTAGAAGGGCATCCTGGAATAGAGAGAATTTACAAATCTGAATGTCGAATTTCATTTAAAGGAAACAAACCAGATATAATTTTAAGGGGTTTAAATGAGGACAATGGGGACAATTGTAGGGGGCTAAAAATTTATTTCGCAGGATTAGATGAAATGCAAGACGTTAAACCTATAGCATGGATGGAAGTTATTATGCCAGCATTAATTGATACAAAAGGGTCATGCGCTTTATTGACAGGTTGTGTGGCTCCTAACACCTTTGTCTTACCTAGACAAGGCATGACAGAAATTGTTGAATTTAATCAGGATAGTTGTGCAAAAGAGTATCAACCGCTAAAAGATGTTGAACTTTATGGACTCAATAATGAATTTCATAAGGCAGATTCTTTTTTTAATAATGGATATACCGAGACAAAAATCATCACATCTTCTTTTGGATTCACTTTAGAAGCTTCTTTAAACCATCCTATTTTGACAAAAAATGGCTGGAAAAAAATGGAAGAACTGAAAGAGGGGGACACTGTGGCTATAGCACATGGTATGGACATTTGGGGTACTAAAGACCCTATAGATGGTTTCAAAATCAAAAGACAATATGTTCCTAAAACAAAAGGTTGGCTACAACCTAATCAAGGCATGACCAAAGATTTTGCCTATTTTCTTGGTCTATGGTTATCCCAAGGAACCCACAAAAAACAAAATGGTAAGTATTACATTAGCGTAAAAACTACTACTCAACAAGTGAGAGAGTTTCTAGAAAGTGGTAAGATTTTAGGGGCTATGTTTAAACAAGATGTAGGAAATGTTTGGTCGTATGTAGATAGCGATTTAGTAGAGTTACTAAAGCATATTGGGATGTCTACTGTGAGTCGGAGAAGAAGAACCTTACCATTATGGTTGTTTCAAGGGCGTAAATCTTGGGCTATCTCTTTTATTCAAGGGTATATGGACATTGCTGGTTCGATTGGTACTACAGGTAACAGAGTAGCAAAAATTATTCATTTCACTTGTAATAAAACATTAGCTCAACAATTTCAATTGTTACTTTCTAACTTAGGAGTAATTGCAAAAGTTTTTTTATTACCACATGACCCAGAAATGGCACAATTAGAACTAACTGGTTCACATTTTGATACTTATTGTCAATTAATTGGTTTTGGGTCTGATAACAAAAAAACAAGTAGCCTAGGAGTACAAAAGTTAAACCCTCCAGATGAACCGTTTAATTCTAATGACTATTTTTGGGACACTATAGAATCAATTAGTGACTCTGAAAATCAGACTTACGATTTTACAGTACCTAACACAAATTCTTTCTGGAGTAACGGGTTTATTAGCCATAATACACCTAAAGGTTATGGAACTTTTTTTCACAGTTTGTACGAAAATGGGGATAAATACAAAGATTGGGAATCTTTCCATCGTACAATTTATGACAACCCCTTTATTCCTCGTGAAGAAATTGAACGTATAAAAGAATCTTTACCAGAAAAAGTATTTAGACAAGAATGTTTGGCTTCTTGGGAAAATTTTGATGGTCAAATTTTTTCTGCCTTATCTACTGACAATATTATTTCTGATGAGAATTTACCTACTTACTTTGAACAAGTATATTTAGGTGTTGACTGGGGAGATGTCAATCCTGCTTTAGTTGTGGTGGGTAAAATGGGTAACACTTACTTTATTATTGATTTTTGGGAAAATCCTAACCCTAATACTGCCATTGAACAACGAGTTCACAACGACAAAGCTCTTCAGTTTGTGAGTGAACACAATGTGAGCCGTTCATTTGCTGACCCTTCACAACCCGGTCGAATTTTAACTATGAGAAAGTCTGGGATTCCTAAACTTATGGGGGGTTATAACCGTGTTAGTGAAGGCAATGGTATTGTAAACACTTTACTTTATCAAAAACGCTTAATGATCGCCGAATCTTGCAGAAGGGTTTATGAAGATATGGGAGCATATCATCGGACATCTAAAGAAGGATTTATTAGAGAAGAAGTCGCTGAATCTCAACAAGACCATCTTTGTTTTGTGGCTGGCACACAGGTTTTAACAGAAACAGGATGGCAAAATATAGAAAGCCTGAAAGTTAAAAACAAAGTGTGGTCTTCTAATGGATTAAAAAATATTACTTTCACTGGTTCCCGATTGGCAGAAACGATAGAAGTTAAAGATTACAATTCTTCTGCTATTGTGCGCTGTACTCCAGACCACCCCTTTTACACGAATAATGGTTTGATAAGTGCCGAGAACCTTAGTGTTATGAACCATTTAAACCATCTTGACCAATCTCAATGGGAGTCACTTATAGGAATTTCTAAAATAACAGATACTCTATGGTCAAGCCCAGCCCTAGAATGTGTAGGTAATTTCTCAATAAACCGAGTATATAACATAGAAGTCGAGGAGTCACACAATTACTTCATCAAAATTGGCTCAAACGCAGTCTTAGTCAGTAATTGCGATGCTTTAAGATATGTGTTAGCAACTTTAGAACATAAAAACATCGAAAACATTATCCCAGAGGGTTCAGTCATTACTACACCAGAAAGACCCGTTACAAAGTCTAACTCTTTATTTGCGGGCTTAATTTAATCAAAGTGGGTACGCCCAACACTTTAGTAGCGTTGGGTTTTTTAATGGAATATCCAAAAAAAGTAGCATTTGAAATTTTAGAATCTGTCCATCCTGAAGTTGAACAAAATCAGGAACTTTTTAATATGACTGACGACTTGTTAGGCGGCGGGCAAAGATTAAAAGATAATTTAGAAAAATATTTAATTAAAAAACCCGATGAAGATGCTGAAATTTACAAATACCGTAAAAGACTCTTCACTTATGTTCCTATTTTAGGGCAATGTTTAGCTCAATTATTGAATAGGATGACTGCCTCTAATCATACTATTAATGGTTTTTCAGAAAGCCCTAAACACAAAGAATTTTGGTTTGAATTTAGAGAATCTGTTAACGGTAATCATCAAAAAGAAAAAGCTTTTATTAAAGATGTTTTCTTAAAACTTTTAAAATATGGAAAAGTATACGCAGTAATAGAAAAAGATTATTCAGACATTTTACCGAATAATAAAAAAGAAGAAGAAGAATTAGGTTTAATGCCTTATATTGCGTTGTATGACCCTCGTTCTGTTATTCACTATCAAGAACTTGATGGAAAGCTAAAATGGATAAAAATTAGAGAATTAGAAACCAATTATAGCCCTGTAGGTGAAACGCAATATTTTCTGAAATGGACATTTATCGATGATACTTTTATTACTAGCTATCGTTGCCCAATGATTTATAGTAATACAGGAAAACTTGAACCAGATGTCGAATCGGAGTTTAATTCAAGTTCTTATATGATTCCTTTATCTAAACAAGTTGCTCATGAAAGAGGCACTATTCCTGTTGTAAAAATTCAAATTTCTGAAAATCTTTGGGTCACTAAAGAAGCTATATTTTTAGTTTTGGAACATATTAGGGTTCATAATAATTTGACATATACCGCAAATGTTGCTGGTCAAATTCAAAGATTATTTACTCCTATGTCAGAATCCGCAGATAAAATGGTAGACTTGGAAGAAGCCAGAGGTCAAACAGGAAACCATCGAGTATTAATTGGACAAGGATTTACTTTTAATGAAACTACAGGTACTGCTATTAATACCATTGCTGGCTATCTAGGAAAACTAGAAAGTAGAATTAAAGATTTAATTTTTTCTAATGGTATTTCTGCTGGTGATGATAGACCAATGCAAGAATCTGGCGTAGCTAAAAGTATGGACTTTATTAGTCAAGAACAAGCTCTTGCCGCTTACGGTGAACAATTATTGTTTTTTCTTGAAGAATGTTATAAATTAGTTGCTTTAACTCAGGGTTTTAGTAAAGAGGAAATTTCTCAAATTTCAGTTTCTGGTCTTAATGAATTTGTTTTAGATACTGTTGACACAAAAGTAAATAGAATTTCCCTTTTAGAGGCTTTAGACACTCCTATTTCCAAAACTGCTATGCGCCTAGTGGTTGAAGACCTACAACGAGCTTTAACCCCTAACGCTTCAATTCTTGAACAAGAAATTATTCATAACGAAACGTTACAAGACTTCTCAAAAGTCGACCATCCTGAACTTGGTTTAGAAGAACTTACGTCTTTAGTCTTAAACCAAATCGTTTCTGTTTCTACTGCTCAAGGATTATTAGGCTTTGACCCATCAGTAGAATGGGACAGAATTAAAGAACAAATGCTTGAAATGCAAGCTATTCAAAACCCTGAAGGTAAAAACTCACCTACAACTGATTCTGAAGAAACTGAAAAAACTGTTGACCCTATTGAAACTGTGGTAAATCTAGCTAATGCTTTAGCTACTCTTTCTAATAATAAAACTGAAGATATTCTTGCTTCTGTTAAATTTAATGAAGATATTTCACCTGACGAAGCAAAACCAATAATTATGATATTAGCTAAAGAATTAGGTAAATTAATTGACGCTACGCCAGAAGAAGTTTTAGAGGGTGTTGGTTATGAGGCGGAATAGAAAGGCTAAAGGCTTAAAAATAAATACCAAAGCCAAAATTAAAGGGTCAATTGCTTATCGCACAAAAGCTTTTGGTAAGTTTAACGTATACAGAATCTTTAAAGAATCTGATGTTAAAAGAGATGCTAGTGGGAAATTTACATTTGAGGGAGCCGTAAGTAAAGCTTATGGTAAATTTAATCGTCAACAAAGAAAGGAAAAGATAGCTAATGATAAAAAATCTCAACTTAAAAATAAAAATCAGGAGTCTCAATCTAATCTTATAAATCAGGATTCCAAAAGTGCAAAAAATAATCTACCTAAATCAAAATTGATTCGCATATCTTTTGCTAAAAAGATTAAGCCTCTTTTAGAAAAAATTGAAGAAATAGTTAATCAAAAAAGTAAACCCTTAAGTTCCAAAGGTACAGCTTTACCTAAAGATTCTAGAGGTAAAATAAAACAAGCCGGTATTATGCTAAAATCGGGTGAGCGAAACTTTTCTGTTATGCTAAACAACCTTAAAGAATTTAGAAATGCTTTTGGAGAATTTTCAACAAAACAAATTTTATTGTCTTATAATATTAGTCTGCTTACGGCTGAAAATAGAAAAAAACTCTTAGATGAATATCAAAGATTTCTGAATTTTAAGGCTCCTGAACTTTTTGCTGACGGTCAAGTTTACAATTCTTTAAAGGATATCAGAGCGGCTTTAGTTAAACAAAACGACGTTGACGCATTAAACAAAGAATTTTTTGAGAGTCGGTTAGTTGCTTCTTTTTTAAGTTCTACGACTTGGGCAAAATTAAGCACTGTTCCAGAATATAAAGTTAATGAACTATTTAAAGATATTAAATCTATCTATGATTCTGCAAATTCAAAGCGAAAAGACTTTAAAGCCGCAAAAGAAGCTGGTACATATAAGGTCGAAAAAGTTGCTGACAAAGAGCAAATAGCACAGTTCCTGAAATCAGCTATTGACTCCATTAACATTCAAAAAAAAGAACTTATACGAAATGCTTTAATAGCTAACGAATCCGCAAAAGTACCCAAATCTGATAAAGAATTAATAAAAGAAATAGAAACAGAAACAAAACTATTAATTAAGTATGTTACAAAACTTGGTAGAAATGCTGAAGTCGTAGGTGATAGAACTATTCTTAGTAATAAACTCCAAATTAATGATACGTTTTTAAGAAAATTACCAATTTTAGAATTAATGCAATTACAGGAACAATTACTTTTTGAGATTGGTAAAGATGTTGATAAGGCAAAAATTCAACTTTTTCTTTTTAACTTGGAAAAAGATGATATTTATAAAGTCCCTATTACTAAAATTAAACAGGGGTATCAACTCCACCATGTAAACCAATTTGCATCTTTTGATGTTAATGGTAATCCCTATTTTGCCATTGAAAAAGCTTATGGTAGTAATAGTAAAGATTCACTTAAAGCTATTTCCGAAGAAGATTTGTTAGGTTTAACCGTAATCTATGATGAAAGTGGTAATATATCTCATTTTTCTAGAGATTATTTCTCGGAAAAAGGCGCAAAATTAAAAGGTTCTGTTTTTTTTAAAGATTTACCATTAAGTTATTATCGTAATAATTGGGAGTTAATTGTAGACAAAACCGACAACACTATCATTGGGTTTAAAAATCCTGAATCCGGAGAAACTGTTTCTTGGGACAAAGCTATTTCTGAAATGAACCACTCGCCTAAGTTATATCTGGATTTACCCATTGCTTATCATGAGAAGTCTAGAGTCAACAGTTTATATGGTTTATTACATCCTGTCGAAAATTACACCATAAAACCTGATAATGAGATACAAAAATCTCAACTATCAAACCTTTCTGAATTAGCTTCTAAATTAAACGTCTCTAAAAAACTTCAGACAGAATTAGAAGAAGGACTCAAAACAGGAAAGTTAAAAGCCGGTAAAGGTCAAGTAGAGTCTGAAAGACATGATGAGGTTCGTGATAAATTATACTTGTATCGTCGTATTGAACTTTATGAACAAGTTGAAAAAGCAGTAATGTCTCTACTTGAAGAAATACCCACAACAAGAGAAAAAGCTATTATCTCTAATTCCGCTAAGTATAATTACTACAAAAATGGAATCAGACCTTCTTATGTCAATAATTTGACTAAGTTAGAGGAAAGATTAGCTTTTTTAACCCAGTCTGCGGCTTCAATAAATGATTTGTTACCTTCAGACCAAAATTCTTCCCAAAGTGAGGCTATTAAAAATCTTCAAGAAAAAATAAAGAACACAAAAAACGTTATTAAAGAAATTGATAAGTTGACTAATTCCATAATCAATCAAGGACTTAACGCTGACTATATTAGAAATCACACACCAAGCCAATTCTTTGACTCTGCTATAAAAAATCCTAGAATTTGGGGACTTCCTGCTAATGCTACCCCCAAAATGGTGATGAATGCTATAATGAATGGACTTAATGGCTCGACTCTAACAGACAACTTTCCTAATTTAGACGACCAGTTAAAACCTTTGCCTAAAACGGATAACTAATTCGCTCAATCTTTTAGCGAATGGGCGTTCTTAGTTCAGTTGGTAGAACGCAGGTCTCCAAAACCTGATGTCGGGGGTTCAAGTCCTCCAGGGCGCGTTTGGTAATCACCAAGCCGATTATTGCAAAAGACATGAATAACAATATCGATTTAACCATCTACTCTCCTTATAATGCCTCATTAATGTTGGCTGTTGATAATCTTTCTGAAGATTTTTGGCTTAATGTGAATGAATACTCCGACAATAAAAATTATTCCTTTTTTGGGTATGCTTTTGGGGGTGGTTCTGCTAAAGATATTCTTAATCCTGATAAGTGGATTTTGATTAAAGATACTGATTTGCTCTCTATACGCCCTTCTGAAAATCCTAACGCCACTCCTGATTCTGTCTACGAATGGGATGTCTATAACGGCTTAGTTATTGGTTTGAAAGATGACCAATTTGAATTATTTGATTATTACAAAATTCCTTTTATTCATCCTGATATTTTATATGCTAATTATTATTTTTGGATTAACCTTCAGGACAAAATATTTTTTAGACAGGTGAACTCAACAGACCCTTAAAGCCTTAACTTATCCAGTTGTGTCCTAATCAGAAAAAAGGTTGTTGACAAATTTAAACTAATCGGTTATAATAAAATCGTAACTCCTTATTACTTAAGCCCTCTACTTGACCCTCTACCAAACTAGAGGGCTTTTTCTTGACCTAGGCGATAAGTTTTTCTTATATGTCGTATAAGAATTAATAATCCTAAACCAGTTGTATCTTTCAACCACATCTGCTAAAATATGTCTAATAGTCAATCAACAAAATTCTCTAATCTACCCACGGAGTCATTAAAAAACATGGCTATTCATTTTCAAGATAAACTACCTGTGGTAATCTCAATTGGTGAGGGTGTAGCGGAAAACACCTTTAGTTTTATTCAGCCATCTCACCTACACTCAATTAAAATTGTCAATTTTTCCATATCGGATTTAAAAGACAGAATAACGCAGTCGCTATCTAATCAAGATTGGAACGAGGTTGATTGGGCAAAATTTTGGGTTAAAGAATTTTCGAGAGTTTTAGGATATAATCAGGAAAATTATCAACTAAATAAACTGGATGAATACCTTAAACAAAAAAACTCGAAGATTATAATTTTAATTGATGGACTAGAAAATATTTTTTCTGATTTAGCCCATGATAACTTTCAACAAACAGCTTTAAAAGCATTAATCGATAATTTGCCGAATAAATTAACAGAAATTAAGCAATCTAATCTAGGATTGATTGTCTTTCTCCACAGAGATTCCCTGAGAAAAGCAATTAAGCAAAACTCAGGACAATTTGAAAGCTTATATCAGTGATTACCCCTTTTAGTGTAGGGTGTTAATCATAGTAGCCACTGAATTAGCTTTAAGTCACCTTGCTTTGGTGATTTTTTTTTAACTCAGACATATATTAAATAACTTTACCGGTCTTTAATTATGTCTGACATTTCAAATGCCCCTTTAATGGTGGTAGATTTTCGAGTTGCTGTATATCAAATTTATTCTGAATATCAATTTATCAAAGCAAACTGCCCCCCTGAGACTGTGAAATCATGGTTAAAAGCGGCATGGGCTTTAAAATTAAACAGGGGCTATACAGGATTACCTTATTTTCCGCATACTGTTGTGGTAGTCGACGACAGTTCACCCTATTGGAGAAACGATTATTTAAGAGAACGAGGATTTCCCGAATATAAAGGAGGAAGACCCACTAAAACAGATGAATGGTATGATGTCAATCAAGCTGGTATTGACTACATTCACGCACCTAACTCCCCCTTGCATTACCTTAAATTTGAAAGATTTGAAGCAGATGATATAGCTTCGGCACTTGTCCGCACAAGTCCTAAACGTTTAATCTTTCTTCACACTATTGACTCGGATTGGATGGGATTAGTCAAGGATGGTTGTCTCAATGCGAATTTTTCCTTAGACGAGGCAATTAAGGAACCATGGGTGGATACCACTGTTCAATGGGTCAGCATGGGTAAATGGACACCTCGTTTTAGAAATGTGGAAGGAGTAATCGCTCACACACTCAAAAGGGAAAAAACCCAAATTGCTAACCCTACCCAAGTCTGGGATATTAAGGCTGAAAAGGGTGATAAATCTGACAATTTGTCAAAAGGTAGCCCTGTGGAGGTGATTAATCTGTTAAATCCACCACCTCAATACGATTTGCTCAATATAGCCCAATTTAAAACCCAAATAGTGCAAGTAGCAAATGCTGGGACACCTAACTCAAGTGTAAAGCATATCCAAAAAGCTCATCAATGGTTTTTGACTGCTGGACACCGTGTACCATTCTGGGGCTACTATGAATTTGTTCCAGACTTTTTGTAAAATCTTTGAAAAAGGGGTTGACAACTCGTAAAAAACCAGCTAGTATAGGAAATATAGACAACGCGACTAGGTTCTAGCTTAAACACAGTGCCTCTACCCCGCTCACGTCTAAGATGCTAGTTTTGCTGATTCTAGCAAAAATCAAAAATCAGACCTCAAAATCAACCAAACTCTCTCAAAACCTACTAATTATGTCCTACAACTCTGTCGTAAGTTATGATAAACTTGAAGCCCTTCTCTCCTCGAAAAATTGGGATAAATCCTACGTCAACATTCCAAACTCGTCAATCGGAACTCTTCTTAAGTCCCAATTTAAATACATTTTCGAGTCCGTCGGAGAGACCTTTTCCGAT